TGATGTTCCTAATGATCGTAGGGATCATCTTCTCATCATCCTGGCGGGGTCCGTAGTTGTTTGAACAGTTTGTGATGGTGGTGGGAAGACCGTAGGTGATATTATATGCGTTTACAAAGTGATCACTGGCTGCCTTGGATGCAGAGTAAGGATTCCTAGGTTGATACCTTGACTCCTCATTGAATGATCCATCTTTGAAGTCGATAGATCCAAACACCTCATCAGTAGAGATGTGCATAAAACGATCTACCTCATGTTCCAATGATGCTTGTAGAAGATTAACCGTACCAATTACATTAGTATCAATGAATGGTTTGGGATTATTGATTGAATTATCTACATGACTCTCTGCTGCCAGATGAAAAACGGTATCGAATGTCTCTTGTTCAAACAAATATCTAACTGATTCATCACTGGCAATATCAATCTTATAGAATTCAACATTGTCAGGTAGATTTGATTTTTTACCAGCATAAGAAATCTTATCAGCAACTACCAATCTCTCACCAAACTTACCCAGAGATCTAAGTAGTTGACTTCCGATGAACCCAGCTCCCCCTGTGACTAGAATGGACATGTTTCCTCGTATTTGTGTAGTAGTTCTGGTGAGTATTGAAGACCATCTTCATCTCCCAGAGTAATTTCTGTTCTCTTCAATTCTTCCAGACTATGAACTCTGTTCCTCAACTCTGTAGATGAATACTTATGTTGTCTCTTATGGTAGTGAATCTCAATATCATTGTCAATACAATATTGTTTTCCAGTAAAGTCTCTGTCCTTATACTCCTCACTCAAGAAACGAATATCCATTCTCTGTGTCTTAATCATATTCAACAGATCTTCCTCTGTCTCATACACTAAAATCTCATCTACGTATCTACATCCCTGCACCTGAACATACCTCTCATACACACTCTGTATGGGTTTGTTCTTGATACCCGGTCTATCAATCGTAGGGTCCACTTGTAAGGCAACTATCAAATAGTCACACAAATTTTTCTCCATCTTCAACATTGTCACATGTCCAGCATGAAACAAATCAAAGGAACTACAATTAAATCCTATCTTCATCACGAAAGATCTACCACATAGTATGTATTGTATTAAAAAAGGAGGCCTTTGTCAAGACCTCCTGAGCTCCATGCACGCCACTTACTCTTGAGAGAAGTAAGAAACTCTAGGGGTTATCCCGACCAGTGCTGTTACAGTCCATCCGTGACTACTACTTACAGAGCACCCTTAGAAAGTTTCTCAATGTTAAGCTCAGGGTTCATCTTAAGAACTCTGATCAGTTCATCGAGTCTTGCATCTCCACCACCGGACGAATGCTTTGCTTCACACGCAGCCTTAAGTGCCTTTACCTCAGCTTCAAGAGCCTTAAGTCTTACCTCAACCTCATTGTCATACTGGGACATAAAAGCACCAGATGCAGATGTCTTTCTCGTTGCCATAGTTTTAATTAAATCTATCTTATTTAGATTTGATTACGTCTCTTACGTAAGAGGGTACACCGTCAGGATCTAACCAACAGGTGTAATTAAAATCCGCCATGGCTGTCATCAATTGCATTGAGTTATCACATAGATACATGTCTTTGTATCTACGAGTGTGTTCATCAAACTTCTGAATCCTACAGTCAGGCTTACCATTTTCAAGTTCGCCATTCTCAACATAACGATAGGGATGTCTCTCTAGTAGAATATTCATGCTACCTCTGTCTTCTCAAGATCTTCTGCCAGACAATCAATGAGAATATCATAGTCATCCAGAGGGTCACCAGAAAAAGTTACACCATCGTTCTCATAAAACTTACGAACCTTTTTGAAAAGTTTCGGATTCTTTACGTCAAGGAAGAAGTCCCCTTTCACTGCGGATCGGAGAGTCGTGATGTCCTTTTTGAACTTAGAAGTGATAGTCATTGTCTTTCGTATTGACCTTAGTAGTATAAGGGATTTGACTGGTATAGTCAAGTGGACAGTAAAGTTACCGTCCCATGGGGATCGTGGGGATCGAACCCACCTCCGCCGAATTATGAGTTCGGTGCATTCACCAGATTGCTAGACCCCCTAGGGGTTAGCTTCCCTCTTCGTGTTCGGTGTACATCTTGTACAGGTCATCATCGGTGGACATCATCACACATGCCGCACCACTATCATTTACGATACCTATATGTTCTCCGTTCTCTACTCTCTTGATCAACTCATCCCAGTTTTCTTGAAACTCTTGCACGGTGAAGATTTCCATAGCTAAATTATATAGAAGATTTTTAAGACCAGTAACCAACTACCTTTAGAAGACCATGTGCATAGAAGAACAGTAGTACTGATCCAATACTAGCACTGATAACTGTGGCAGTTTTGTTGTGTTTGTCGATGGCTTTATCGATTAAATCCTGACACTGTTTATAAGTAACCATGTGTTCAGGTTTAATCTCTGGTAGGCGTGACATTGTTATTTTACTACGGAAAAAGAATGTGTCAACTTTGTAATAATTTATCTAACTTCAAAGTCTAACTTTCTTACCTTCCTCTTTCTCCTCTCCTCTTGATATGACAGGTCACTAGAGGTCAGAACATTACCGTTCTCTACCTTGTTACTAGAATTAATCATAACCACTTTGGTAAGGTCTACAGCAGTGACCTTATCCTCAATGACAGTCATCATATTAGGACACCCACAAGAGTGGGTATGATGGTCACTTCTGATTTCTTTGTTGCACTGTTTGCATCTGACGGTAATCATGGGTCATGTTTGGTTTTCGACATGGGAGATACTGGGATCGAACCAGTGACATCTTCGGTGTAAACGAAGCGCTCTACCGCTGAGCTAATCTCCCGAACTGGCCCACTAGGACTCGAACCTAGGACAACAGAGTTAACAGCTCCGCGCTCTACCAACTGAGCTATAGGCCACCGTATGATAAGCCACGCCATGGATAACATACCCACGACATAGACATAGGTGAATACTTTAAGTGTATCAAACTTCACCACTTTTGTCAAATAGTGAGATACCCCATGAGAGACCAATGAGGACACAGAATCCAATTCCTGTGTATGTGAATAGAGGATAGAGTTCAGCCATAAGGGTTTCTCCCAATTTCTTTACAAAGTTTGAAGTAAGTTTTATAGTATCTGTCACACATCTTTCTAACAACCATTTGATCTTCTGGGAAGTCATTGATCCTCAGATGATGGTGAGCACTCTCAAGACAACTGATGATTCGTAGGAGTTCAATCGGGTCCATTAAGCGTGTAGCCATCCCGTGACTATGTATTTAATCTCATCAACTGGTGGATAACCACGATGATAATAGTTCCAAAGAGAAGGGAAGATACACATTCTCCCAGTCTTTGGTTGTATTTTAGTACCATCTACAAATTCAGTGTAACCATCATTCTTTATATCATTAAGATACCAAATGAATGTGGAATGTCTCATTCCATGTTGTCTTACATATTCACCTTGCATACTGTCATGATGCCAGGTGTATCCTGAACTTGGAGATGTGCGTTGTATTTGATAACCCGTATCTTTTAAATGTTCAAAACAGATACCAAGTGGATCATTTAAAAAATCCGTCTGCTGAAGGTAAATTTTAATGTGTTTATTCAGCGCTTTAAATAGAACTTCATCTTCATCTTTCCAATCATCAAGACTGGAGATATGGAGATCCATAGAGTCTTTAATAGATCTATCGACTCTTTTATTTTCTTCATCACCAATCATACCGAATTCTATCCGACTATCATTTTCAAATCGTTCAATCAAATGATTACAGAAGTCCTCTGTGAGGACATCATCAACGACGTAGATATAATCGGATAAAGATACATTCATGATTGATAGTTGAATTGGTGGGGAGGAAGGATTACGATATACCTCCAACAGAGGGGTCACACTGTCGTAGTGTACCTCTGAACTTTCGGGACTCCTGGTAAGAGTTCTCATACCTCCTGTCTCCAGGTGATATGGTGGCCACCACAGCCTTCCCTACTATACGATGCCGGGTGTTTAGACCAAACCGGACATTCTGTCACTCCCAATGGGGACGATCAATCCCCAACAGGCCGTGCAGGACTCGAACCTGCGACACACAGCTTAGAAGGCTGTTGTTCTATCCATCTGAACTAACGGCCCAGTGATTACACTATAAAAGGTAATCAGGCATCTGTCAAGGGTGTTGTGACCTTTACCATTTTGGCATAGTACTCATGAGCAAAGGTTTCACGATACCCTTTGATACCCCATCCCAACCAGTAATATGCAGGTGCCATGTACTGACGGATTGACCATCCGGTTCCTTCAAAGTCAGGTAGAACTTTTTGGAAGTGTACTTCGTTCACCATAAAACGAGTTTGTCCTTCAAGACTACTCGGGTCACAACTATATTTACGACAGAAGTTACCCAGGGCATTATATCTACCAACTGTGGTCCATTGGATCAAACCGTAACCACCAGAGTGACACTGATGATAAGCAACTCTTGCACCACCTTCACAGATATTGGGATGAAAATTACTCTCTGACTTGATATTACCCATCAGAGTTGAGAGAGCATTACGATCAGTGATCTTGGTGTAATCTTGAAGTTTACTCAGAACATAACGTTCGTTAGGATTACAACCGGGGCAGTCCCACTTCTCTACTACCTTTTGAATCTCTACAGACTTCTCTTCATTTACGCTGACATCTACTTCTTCCTCCAATGTTGTGGATCCTGCACAGGCAGCAACTGCCCATACTCCAGTTACACTCATAAGAGCAGCGATAATTCTGTTAGTCATAAATTAAAAATAAATTAAACATTAAAATAATCCTTGCGGTAGTACCGTCCGAGGATATTGGAATTGTAGTACAGTGGCGTCTCATCTGTCAACCTTTGAGACAACACCTCTTTAAGGAACAACTGACGTGTCTCCTCAAAGTTTACCTTTCCCTTGGTATTATGTAGGGACAAAATCTCACGGGAGAAATTATCCTTACCGTACTTAATCACATCTTCCTTTAGTTCAGGACATGACCCATAGTATTTTTTCCAGTCAGACTCTGACTTTGCTTTTCGTTTCTTACCTGGCGGTTTCCGAAAAGACCAAAAGTATTTGCGTCCGATGTATTGTCGTTGGTTGGACTTATTGGTAATGAGATAAACAAACCCATAGTTGTCCCCAATAAGAGACCCGTCAAAGGGATTGCCCAAATAGATCCATGGGTTTTCGTAGTCACACACTCACTGTTCTTCATAGTCCTGAAATATGTAGTCATCAATTTTTTTCGCTTGAATTTTCTGGGCCTCCATGTAGAGACCCAGAGCATAGTCATTCCAGTCACCAATTAGATCAGAGTTTGAATCCTGAGAAGGTGTCGTTCTTGACATCCTGTTTGATTCCTCCGACAACGTAGGACTCAACTTCTGTCTCTTGAGGGGCGACTTGAAGACCCTTAGAAGAGATCCAGTGCTGTGTCCAAGGAAGTGGATTATTCTTTGCAGCGACATCGTAAATAGGCTTAAGGCCAATAGCTTTCATTCTACGATTGGCAACCCACTCAACATACTTCTTGAGAAGTGCATCATTGAGACCAATCATTGATCCATCTTTGAAGAGATAGTCTGCCCATCTCTTCTCTTCGTCAACAGTCCTGTCGAACATCATATACAACCACTCCTCTTCCTCCTTCATGATCTGTTTCATGTCGGGGTCATCACCGTTCTTCCACTTGTTCAGAATGTTCTGGGTGATACCAAGATGTTGGTTCTCGTCACGGGCGATGAGGGAAATAATCTTCGCAGAACCCTCCATGAGTTTGAGTTCACCAAATGCAAAACTACAAGCAAAGCTAACATAGAACCTAATACCCTCAAGAATATTAACGTTCGCGACAGCTCTGAATAGCTTTCTCTTAAGATCTTTGATTGCATACTCTTTTACAGCTGAGTCTCTATAATCCTCAGTCCACAGATTACCGTTACCCCACTCCTGTGCAGCGTTGATAAAGTCATCGTAGGCTTGAGTTACACTCTTGGCTCTCTCAAGAATTCTATCGTCAGTGATGATGTGATCAAAAATATCTGATGGATCAGGGTAGATATTCTTGATGATGTATGTGTAGGAACGACTATGGATCATCTCCATGAATCCCCATACTTCCATACATGCTTCCAGTTCAGGCAGAGAACAGTATGGAATGAATGCCATACCGGGACCACGACCCTGAATAGAATCAAGCATGATCTGATACTTCAGGTTGGAAGTATAGATATGCTTTTGTTCTGGTCGGAGGGTTTGATAGTCTGCTCTGTCTTTCTGAAGGGATACTTCTTCGGGTCTCCAGAAGTATCCTAGTTGTGTTGTCGTTAGTTTCTCAAAGATAGGATACTTATATGAGTCGTATCTTTGAACCCCTAGGGGTTTTCCAAAAAACATAGGTTGTTTTTTGTTATCATGGACTTCGGTATTGAATACCGTCATGCCCTTCACTTCTGTCATCTTCTTGTCGTTAACCGATGAAACCTTAAACTGCACAGGATTCACACTCTCCCTCCTCTACTGATTCTAGTTCGTTTAATAAACTATTAAGTTCCGACTTGTCTTCTACCACCTCGTCAGTTTTGATGTCGTAGGTGTTCTGGTAGTAAGAAGTCTTCCAACCATACTTATATGTAGTCAAAAGGTCATTAGCCATTTGAGACACGGGTACTTCATTGTTATCATAGTTCTCTGGATTGTAACTCCAGTTACCAGAGATACCCTGGTCGAAGAACTTTTGCATGACAGCAACGACATTAATATACCCCTCGTTACTCTTCATTTCCCATAGGAGTGTGTAATTGTTCTTAAGTGTGTTATAAGACGGTACAATCTGCTTAAGGGGTCCCTTCTTACTCTTCTTAATGGACAGATAGTCCCTAGGTGGTTCAATCCCATTTGTTGCGTTTGACACAACGGACGAACTTTCTGATGGCATCTGAGCAGACAGTGTTGAGTGCCGTAGTCCGTGAGCCAGAATCGACTCTCTAAGGGCTTCCCAATCATGGACAAGAGCCTGTGTAGAAATCTCATCAACATCTTTCTTATACGTGTCGATAGGAAGGAGTCCATCACTGTACTTAGTACGTCCAAAGTACTCACAGTGTCCCTTCTCTTTGGCAATTTCATTGGAGGACTTAAGAAGGTAATACTGGAACGACTCAGACAACCCGTGGACGGCATCCCATGCCTCCTGTGAGTCGTAGTTATAACCTAGCTTGGCAAGATAGTGTGCAAGACCGATGAAACCAACACCGAGTGAACGACGTGCTTTAGTTGCAACCTCTGCAACTCTTACAGGATACTCCTGGTAGTCAATCAACTCCTCCAGACCCCTCACAGACAGGTCACACAGGTCTTCTAGTTCCTCATCGGACTTGATCTTACCTACGTTGACAGCAGACAGAATACACAGGGCAATCTCACCTGGCATCTCCTCATCAATATGACTCAATGGTTCTGTAGGAAGTGTAATCTCCTGACAAAGGTTAGACATATTTACCTTGTCTTTGAAGGAGGAGTGACTGTTACAGTGGTCGATGTTCATGATATACAGACGACCAGTCTCTGCTCTCTCCTTCAGTAGATCAAGAAAGAGTTCCTGAGCTCCGACAGTTTTTCTTGGTACAGAATCATCTGCTTCGTAACGTGTATAAAGCTCATCGAAGCGATCAGTACCAAAAGCATCATAGAGCCCAGGCACATCATGAGGACTGAAGAGGGAAATTTCTCCGTTAGTAATGAATCTTTCGTAGAAGAGTTTGGAGAGTTGGATGGAGTAGTCAAGTTTCCTTACGCGATTATCTTCTGTACCTTTGTTGTTCTTCAGAACAAGGATGTCTTCTATTTCTTGGTGCCAGATAGGAAAGTGAACTGTAGCAGAACCACCTCTGATACCGTTTTGTGTACAACATCTGACAGTGCTTTCAAACTTTTTGAGGAAGGGGACCACACCTGTGTGTTGTACCTCTCCACCTCTGATTTTAGAGTTGATCCCACGGATTCTACCTGCGTTAATACCGATACCAGCCCTTTGTGCGACATACCGGCCAATAGCCATATCGCTGCTAAAGATACTATCGAGGGAGTCATCAACATCAACGAGAACACAAGATGCAAATTGACGCAGGGGTGTTCTGACCCCCGCCATGATTGGTGTCGGGATGTTGATCCTATGTTTGGAGATTGCGTCGTAGTATCTTCTGACATAAGATAGTCTGGTCTCCTTAGGATACTCTTGGAAGATAGTCAACGCGATCATGATATACATGAACTGTGGTGTCTCGTAGACTGTTCCACTGCTCCTATCTTGGACTAGGTATTTATCCACAACCTGCCTCAGACCAGCATAGGTAAACAGGTAATCACGATCATGATCAATGAATGATTCTGCTTTGTTAATTTCTTCTAGAGAGTACTTTGTAAAGATCGATTTATCATATACATCATCGTAGGCAAGTTGTTGGATGTGATCAACCAGTGATGGGAGAGTATGCATCTTACCAAACAACTGTTTACGAACTGCAAACAAAAGAAGACGAGCAGCAACAAACTGATAGTTTGGATGTTCCAGGTCAATCAGATCACTAGCAGATTTGATAAGAATCTCCTGAATCTCATCTGTAGTAATACCATCATAGAATTGAATACCAGATGTCATCTCAACCTGACTAGCAGACACTCCAGCAAGACCTTTACATGCCTCGTCTACCATCTTATGCATCTTGTCCAGATCAAGTTTCTCAACTGATCCATTCCTCTTTTTGACTTTCAATCCGTTACTCATATCTTTTTCCAGGTGGTAAATTTTAGATTTGCTTGTAGACCTTGATATACATTTGATTCTAGTATCTCTTGAACTTTATGTCCAGATAGAACCATGTCATTGATATCCTTCTCCTTGATGTTAGAAGGCCAGATAACTACCTTCTCTCCTCTGTCAATGGTTCTGGAGATTCTGTTGTTGATCTCTCTGTTCCGAGGTTCATTATCATAAACCCAAATATAATCGCTCCAACCAAACGACCCAATATCAATGTCGGCCCCGCACATAGCAACACTGTTCTCCACAAACGTGGAGTCGAAGGGTCCTTCGATGATGTAGATTGGTCGTTTGGTGTCAACTGTATCGAGTCCATAGATCTTGGGTGCGTCATCATCAAACATGATGGTTAAGTATTTAATAGGGTTGGAAGACAGTGCTCTTCCTTGTACCCCTATAAGTTGGTTCTTCCTGACAAGAGGAATCACAATCCTCTCCTCACCGTAGTTTTTAGCAACAGACTCGGGAAAGGTATTTGGTTTGATTGTGTTAACAAACTCCTGGAAGTTCTGAGCATAATAGAACTCACCCTTGAAGATTGCACGGGTCTCTAGATAATCTCTAGACCTGGTAACCATAAAGGCATTAGGTAGATCAATCTTGATCTTCTCTTTGAACTCTGGTATAGAGGACTTCAGTTTCTTGAAGATGTCCTCAGGCTTTTCAGTAACAAAATTCTTTCCACTCTTTCCATCCTTAAACTTCTCAAACACATACTCCTTATGTGTCTCAGGGTCTAGATCTTTCAAGAAACTATTGAACGATACACTGATACCACAGTTATGACACTTGAAGTTGGTATTGTTCTTGACCCGATACAAATACCCTCGTGCCTTGTTCTTGTGTTTCTGACTGTCACCACAGATAGGACAACGGAAGTTGTACAGATGTGGTTTAACCTTTTTGAATTTGGGTAATCTAGAGGAAATCAGATTGATGTACTTAACATCAATAAAATCCATATCACTTGGAATATAGTCTCTCTATTGTAGATACCTCAGGAGGGTTTGTCAAGAGGTTAGGGAAGACTGTCATAACTCTCATACCAACGGTCAAGACAGCGAGACCACCCACTGCCATCCATACACGTTTTTCTAGTTCACGTATTCTTTGCAGTACGAGCTCATGATCCCCGTCCATTTTATCACGGAGTTTGTCAATTTTAGCAAACAATACTGTGTCGATTTCTTCTTGTTTCGATATGCGTTCTTCATGGACTGCAAGCATCCTACTCACAGTTATATTTACCTCAGATAATTTTTGGATTGCAGAGTCAATCCTAAGAACAATTGGTTTTAAGTCCTCAAGTTTTTGTTCTATAACCGCAATCTTAACTTGTTCGTCCATGAGGTTTGAAGTATGGATTAAATTCCAAAGCTTTTTTTGCTGCCTTCTTTTCTTTTCTCTTCTGACTTCTATCCATCAAATCCTTGATGGCTTTCTTGACATACTTATTACGACCATCCAATTTCATAGTGGGGTCAAAACCAGCAGTAGGACCAGCAGCAGGGGAGGAGCCACTAAATCCCCCAGATCCCCCAGGACCATTTGCCACCATGCCTTCCTCATTGACACTGAACTCACTATACATTGCCGAACGAAACGCATCAATAACTCTGTCGATTTTGTCTTTATCCATTAGTTATACCATTAAGAGCATCTAAACAATTTTGATCTAAGTCGATCTCATGAATGTATGACTTTGGGAACTCCGGTAATTTATCTAGGAATACTATAAATGTTTTGATCGAAGACCACAAACTCTTATCAATCTTGTAAAATAACATGGGAGTTGTTGCATCACCAAAGATATTATACAAAATAATGAAATGGTTTATTAAAAGATGAACCTTTAATTCCCCTCCACTTTTATATCTTTTAAGGAGTCTTTTGATGTATCTGAAACGACTCAGATCCTTATCAAAATCCTCCCTAGTAACAGCCTGCGGATTTTCATAATTTTTAATAGCGAAGATGAGGAAGTTTTCCTCATTCAATTCATTAAATAACATTTATCATTCAGGTGTTGGATAAGGGAATGCAGTGGATGTAGTGATACCCGACATTGCAACGAGAGTTTCTTTCTTAACTCTCAAGTTACCAAGGTTGTCAAGATAGGTAGTAACACCAACCCAACCCTCAGCAGCTACATTGTATTGAGTGTTGGCACCCAGGAGACCTGGACCATTCTCAACACCATATACTACAGAGTCATCAGCTCCGTATGATGCTTCACTAAACTTAGCATCCAAGACACTGGATTTAGGAAGTTGAGATACGGTAAATTGCTTACCAGCAATAGCTGCACCACTCAGACCCATGGTTGAACCGATGGTCAGTGATTCAGAGTTTGCAATACTTACGATGACAGCATCACCATAATAGGTGTTACCACTACCTCTAGTACCAAATCTGATCACATCTCCTTCCGAACAACCACCGTCAATACCAAATGACGTACCGGAACCGGTGACGACCCCAGTGCCATAATTCAGGGAAACTGTACCTGCAGATCCCACATTGTCGTTGTTTCCCCAAAGTGCCATGTCTTGTGCCCTTGTAAGTTACTTTCTTTTTAATATTTATATAAAGGAAGATTACTCCTCTCTAGCCTTGATAGCCTTTGTAACCACTTCAAGAAGTTGATCATCCATATCAGTCTTAGTTAGCTTAACAGCCTTACCCAAGATGACCAAACAAACGTCAATCAATTTCTCACCAAGTTCCTCATTCTCAGGAATTTTATTTACTGCGTCAGAAATAATCTTTGATGCAAGTGGAAGTAGAACTGATAACATAGCCACACCTATAAGGTCTAAACTATATATCAATCAATCATTCACCCCCGCCGTTTGATCCAGCAGAACTACCCCCATTCCCATTACCACCATTGCCGTTACCATTGCCGTTAGAAACACCACCATTTTTCTTACCGTTCTTTTTACCGTTTTCAGAATCGTCGTCTTGAGTGTGTCCGGTTTCCTTACGTAGATATCCCGCAGGTCCAACTGACTTGTAACCGATTGGAATACGCTTACACTTCTTGTCAGTATAACAGTAGTAGTAACCCTTTTTACAATTTTTCATCAGGTACCCTTGGTATCATTCTCAGGATCATACTTCATAGGACCCCTCTTTCTATTGTCAGAAATGTTCTTTGCAATTCTCTTTGCTTGTTCTGGAGTTCCCCTATCAGGTTTTCCATCCTTACCAGGTGCGAATGGATTTAGTGCTGACTCCATTGCTTGTTTACGGATGGTTGCAAAGTAAACCTTCTTACCTTCCTCTTTACCGTATTGAGCTTGCATATTCTTTTTCATATCTGAATCATCATATTCCTTTTTCAAATCGGTATCCTTCTTCTTCTCACCAGGAGTCATAGTTCTCTCCTGCATCTCAGTATTTTGTCCTTGATTCTTCTTTGCTTGCTGCTTTTCTACTCTTGCTCTCTTCAATCTTTGCATAGCAATTCTCTTGTCGAT